TCTATGGTGTAAATACACCAGAAAGCCGCACTAAAAATCTTGAAGAAAAGAAGATGGGTCTTGCTGCAAAAGAGTTCACTGATCAATGGATCAAGAAAGCTAATAACAAAGTAAAGATCGAAACTATTTTAGACAAGAATGAGAAGTACGGTAGAATTCTAGCTAGAGTATGGAACGAAGCTGGCGAATGCCTCAATACAGAAATTGTTAAGGCTGGATTAGCTAGAGAGTACTTTGGCGTAGGCGATAAAACATTTGAGGAATTTAAGCCGGACAAAAGCATAACCTTACCCCCTTCCCCATTTGGTCGACCAGCATAAGTGATACGATATATACCATGCAAACATTCCTGCCATATCCTGATTTTAAAGAATCAGTTCGGGTATTAGATTACCGCAGACTTGGAAAGCAACGAGTAGAAACTTTCCAAGTCTTAAACATCTTACTTGATCGCACTCCAACAAAAGGTTGGCGCAATCATCCGGTTACTGTTATGTGGACCGGCTATGAATCAGCTCTACAGCTCTATCAGAACTACACCATTCAAGAGTGGATTAGCAGAGGTTACAAAAACACCATGCTGTTAGAGGAGATAGATATAGATTCAGTAGTTATGCCACCATGGTTTGGCTTAGAAGAATTTCATCGTTCACATAGGTCTAATCTATTGCGTAAAGATTATGAATATTATTCCCAATATTTTGACGAAGATCCTAATCTTCCATACTATTGGCCAGCTAAAGAGGTAGCTAATGCAAACTAGAGTGTTTTTATCAGGCGCTATAGAAGATGTTCAATCTGACTTTAAGTATAGTTGGAGAGACGAAGCTACTGCGCTTCTAGATCATAGAGGTTTTAAGGCAGTCAATCCAATGGACTATGCTCTTGAGGAGGAAGACTCTGAACCAAAAGAAATAGTAGATAAAAATCTCTTCTTGCAAAAAAGCTGTGACATTATTTTAGTAGAATATAGATTACTTTATAGAGCATACATAGGTACAGACTTCGAAATGACCTGGGCACACTTCAACAATCAACCAATAATTGTTTGGGCGCACCAAGATTTGCAGCATAGAAAATATCTTAAATTTCTTGCTACAAAACTTGCAGACACACTAGAAGAAGCTGTAGAATATATATCCAATACATATCCATCCAATAAATAAAAGGAAATAAAATGCCAGAGAACAAATTCAATTACTTTGCTGTTGTTACAACAACATTGGTAAAGGCTAAGAACAAAGAAGAAGCACAGAAGGTTGCCTCGAATCGTCGTGGTGTAACTGGTGAGCGTTTGTTCCAATCAACTGATATTGAGCGTATTTCTTCAGTAGAAGCACGCAAGCAAATCGAAAAGTTGGGCGAGTAATTTATTAATCTGTGGGGCTGGACTAACCTTCAGCCCCACATTATTTTGGGAGTTTTATGATAATAGCTCAGATGGTTGGAAGAAATGAATCTTCCAAATACTTAAAAGAAGTACTAGAAAGACTTAAGCAGCAGGTAGACAAGATAGTCTTCACTGATGACTGCTCAGAAGATGACACAGCAGAAATAGCTGCATTGTATGCACACGTATACGTGAATGAAGAACCACTTTTTACGGTTAACGAAGGGGCCTTGAGAGCAAAAGCTTGGTCCAATTTGGAACAGCACGCTCAAGAAGGTGACTGGATTATAGCCATTGACTGTGACGAGATGCTTTATGATGCAAAGGATATAAATACTGTATCCGTTAAACATGTTCTTGATCAGTCCCCATATGACGTAGTAAACGTTCGCTTCTACCACATGTGGAATGATACTCAATACAGAGTAGATAAGCTTTGGGCACCAAATGATAGTTCTAGAATTTTTAGATTTAAGAATGGTGGAAAATTCTTAGACAGAAAATTAGCTTGTGGTTCAGAACCTACTTATGTCGTAGAAGATATAAGAAGAAGAAATTACTGGGTTCATTCAGGTCTTGTTATGCAACATCTAGGCTATACTAAAGATATAGATAAAGAGTTAAAGCATACAAGATATATGAATTTAGATAAAGGCGAGTTCCACAACATTAAACATATCGAGTCAATAGTAGATCCTAATCCAACTCTTATAACTTGGGGAAATTTCGGAATATGAAATCACATAACGCAGTAGAAACAATTAAAAAAGTATCCTTGATGTTGGAGAGAAAAGAAAAGTTTGCTTTTGTAACATATACAAGATCAGCAATCTTTACTTTGACTGGAGAACTAAAAGGAGAAAAGAAGCCACCAAAGAACTTTGTCAAGCTTCTTTCTGACGGTATGCAAAAGAAGGATCCTAATTTCATCAAGGCCGTACAAAAAGATCTAATGCTTTCAAGCATGGATAAGTTAGCAAGCCTTAACATAAAAGCTGTTGAATTTTACGATCCAGCTTTCTTGGAGCTTTACATCAATAATAACTATGATGTATTCAAGACTTTTACTTCTTGGTACTTCAAGAATACAAAAGCTATTGTTGTATCTTTCCAGAATCAAAATTATATAGGAAAGTATTTTTCTCCTGATTCTTTGTTTATTCAAGTTCCCTATAATGACTTCTACTCTAGAATAGAATCTATTACAGAAGAGATAAAGTTACATAAGGGTGAATACGACCTGTGCATCTTTGATTGCCCAATGTTAAGCGCTGCTTTAGCAGTACAAGTTTGGGACAATACAGACATGTCAATTATTGACCTGGGTAGAACCCTAACTGTAGCTAGAGCATTGGCAAAAAATAATGACAGAGCGAGACAATAAGGCTTACGCCAATTTAAATGCAAAGATAATTAATCTGCTGTTTGAGACTGACAAGTCTATAGCAAAAGTTGCAGAAGAATTGTTTATAACAAGTGAACAACTTAACAAGGCTATAACTAGACTTGGTTTAGGCTGGGTAAAAGACCATAGACGCAAGATGTCTAAGGGTCAGACTGTGTTAACAAGCATAATGCAAAAGCTTTTGCCTAACGAAACAATAGTTAATGAATATCACTTGGGTGAAAGACTTAAACTGGATGTGTACTGTCCTAAATATAAGTTGGGTGCAGAGTTCCACGGCATCCAGCACTTTCAATACACAGAAAGATTCTTTGATACAAGAGATGATTTTTTAGAAGCTCAAAAAAGAGATCTAAGAAAAATACAACTCTGTGAAGAACAAGGTATTGCACTTGTAGTTTTTAGGTACGACGATAAGCTTACTGAAGAGTCAGTTTATGATAGAATACTTACCGCGATCAAGACTACTGGCACAGAGCCAACGGTTAAGAAGCGAAAGAGCATTAAAGATAACCCGACTTATCAGATAGCCAAGAAGAACAATTCTGAAAAGAAAAAAGCCATATACAAAGAGCTAAAAGAAAAGCGTAAAAATGACAGAAAACCAAACTGAAGATAAACAAGAGTATCCAATTGAATACCAAGTTTTTGCTCTGTCATTCAAGAACCCAGGTTCGATAGCATACTTTGATGCACAGTTGCCAGACGAAGTTGTAGGTGCAATACATGGGCAGTCTGGGATACATGAGTTCTATAAGGCAATGCTGTCTTATTTTCATGCAACCAAGCGTGAGGTTGTAGAACCAATTGCATTTAAGTCTTGGTTAGAATCTGAAACAGATATCCATGCAGCTCTTGGTGGATCTTCTGGTGTAGATACAATGATCAATGCTATTCTGAATCTAGAAACATCAGATCATGAATCTATTTCTCAGCTGCTAAAGCATAAGGCTAATAAAAGAAAGCAGCTGGACATACTCCAAGAGTTGCAAATCTTGCTTGTCCAAAAGGGTGAGAAGAATAATAAAGATGTAGCAAGAATCTCTGAGATAACTGCAGAGATAAAGAACTTAGAAAATGATTTAAATTTTAACCCACTTGACAGTGTTGCTACTGCTAATGATATCTCAAAAAGAGCTGCCTCTCTGTTAGAGATCCCAAGCTTTTTGCCGACACAATACAAGTCCCTCAATAGAGCTATGGGCTATACCGACGATGGTGGCTTCTTTAGAGGGGCAGTGCATGCCATAATCGCTCCATCGGGCAAGGGTAAAAGCACATTTGCAAAGTGCCTAATTAATCATTGGGCAGACACAGGATACAAAGTCTTGTACGTTAACTTTGAGGAAGCTGTTCCGCACTGGGAGCGTGTACTCATGACCCAGATCATTGAGAAAAACGTCTATGCTGAAGCAGCTAATTGGACCGACAAAGAGAAGGCACAAAACTTAGCTAAGTTTAAAGCAAAGCTAGATGAATGGGGAGATAGATTCATGGTAAAGCATGATCCAGATACTCCATACTTTGAAGACTTAGAAAAATGGTTTAGAAGTATAATGGGTCATTCAGAGCTTGTCCCAGACGTTATTGTTATCGACACAATACAATCAATGTTTACCAAAGGCGGAAAGGGTAAGCCACGTTGGGGTGAGTTCGAAGAAATGATGGTTAGATTAGAAAAACTTGCAAGAGACATGGATTGTGTTTTAATAATTACAGCTCAAGAAAACTCGAACAGAATGAAAGAAAGAAGAGAAGTAGTACAGCAGTCTGATACTGGAGGATCACTTTCGATCCAGCAGAAGTGTGCTGTAACTATCTTCATCACTGAAAAGAAATTAATCAGTGGAGATGATTCTGAAGATGAAAACATAATGCAGTTGCAGATTCCCAAGAACAGAATCACTGGCTCAACATACACATACAATTCTCCATTGGTTAAGTACGTAGATCAGCATAAGAAGTATGTGGAGTATGAACCAATAACAAGTGAGTCCTATTCAAAGATAGTCAACGCTGATGATATTAAAGAACTAATCGAGAGCATAAATATACTCTAAGGAAAATATGATACAAATAGAAACACAACAGTTAAAAGATTTCCAAACATGTGAAAGACTATATGATTTTAGGCACCTTCAAAAGCTACCAGAAACAATAGGTGAAAGAAAACTAAATTCACTTAAATTTGAAACTACAATTAAAGCAATTGTTAATCATTTCTTTTATCAAAAACAAAATGGACGTACACCATCCTATGCTTCATTGTTGCACAAGTGGGA